TGTTCTCCATGAGCGTCGAGCAGCAGAACCCTGTCCTAGCTTCGTTAGCTGTAAAGCTTGCAATCGAAAACAAAAAGACTCCGACAACCAAGCTTGCAGTTGCGAGCAAGAAAAAAGCAACAACAAAGCTTGTTGCAACTCCAGTCAAAACCCCGCCGAAGAAGGCCGCAAAAACAACGGATGACATCATTGACTATTTGTTAATGCATCCTTCATATCGTTGCTGTGGCGCAGCAATGCTGCTTCTCAAAGGCAACACCAAGGACTGGCAAGCCATCAGAGACGTCGCTATCTCCGTCGTAAACGAAGCGGCTGACGACCTGAAGCTCCCTTTATCTTCACCCTTATTCAAGGGCTTCACGCTTGATGCAGAGACGGATACCCTAGTTCCGATCGAGAGCAATCAAGCCACGCGCAGATGCGACACCTACTACGTTTCGCCTATGTACATCAGTCTTCGGGCTGGTCTTATGTTCTGCATTGAGCACAACCTCGTCAGCATCTCAGAAAATTGGACGATTGGTTCTAGGAACGAAGAGTACAATGAAAAGTCAGGCCATCTAAAACGCCGCTACTACCTCTACAAGTTGACCGAGCTTGGCGAGAAACTGTGTTCATCCTGGAGTGATATGGCTAAATACATTTACAACTACTACACTCCTAAATCAGGTACTAACCGATGACGGAATTTGTTAAAGACGTTCCCGGAGATCAAGAAGCGTTTATGTCCGGCATAGCGGACCTTTTCATGGAGTACAGCACACTTTTGTCTCCCGAGACAATGTGTACTTTAATAAAGACCGTTATAACGGATCATTTAAACCACCATATAGACGAAGCCTGCACCTATTTAGCTCTAAGTAGACTTTTTGACGTGGACGTAAACGAGGAGGGTGAGGACGAGGAAGAGGAAGAGGAGGATGAGGATGTCATAAACGAGGAGGGCTTTATGGCCGAGGTGGGTGTATACCACGGGGAGGCAGATGAGGAGAACGAGGAGGATGCGCCTAGCATAAAAGAAAGCGTAACCAACGATATATTTTAATAGTTGCTCTGAGTAAACTCTGTTAGTGTGAGCGTCCTCGCTGCTTCGCAGCTGCGGGGGCGCATTCACTATTTAACACCATGAAAACAAATTACGTTACAACACACGATCAATACGTAGCTTCCCTTGCAAATCTTTCCCAACATAAAAAACTTTGCCTCGACTTCGAAACCACGGGGCTCCAAGCTGGCATTGCTAAGCCTCGCTTACTCCAACTTTGTGACAGTGATCCATCTGTTGAGGATCGTACTGTTCATGTTTTGGACTTATTTAAAGTTCCGCCTGACAACACACTCAAAGAACTGATTGAATCAAGGGAAATGATCATCGGTCATAACCTTAACTTCGATCTCCAATTCTTGTACTACTTAGGCATAGACTTCAAAAACAAAATCTTTTGTACATACATTGCTGAACGAATCCTACGTGCGGGCTTTAAAGAAAAAAGAGTAAGTCCTAAAGCTCAGAAAGCTTACTTCGCCGATGTTTCCTGTTCCCTTAAGGCTGTGGCTGATCGACGCCTCTCCTTGGAACTGGACAAAACACAACGGATGACCGATTGGAGTCAGCTCGATCTAACCCTAGAACAAGTTGAATACGCCGCTGGTGACGTAGACATTCTTCCTCAAATTGCTTCAGATCAATTAGCAGAGATGCGCGAAGAGAACTTGTTAGCAATATATAGTATTGAATCCAAATGTATACGTCCCGTTGCAAAGATGTGCTACACAGGTTTCTGTGTTGATATTGAACTATTAAAGAAACTAAAAGACTCTATAACAAAAGAACTAGAGGATAAAAGTAATCAATTTATAACTCAACTAGACTCCAATCTTCCAGATGATTCTAAATTACCTAGAACAGTAGATGGTGCTGTTGCGATTGGAAAAAAACCTTTAAAGGAGTTTAACCCAGGATCACCAACTCAGATTGTCAAGTACTTTACTGCCTGCGGTATCGCATTACCTGCTGACGCTGATACCGGTAAAGCTACTTTGAACCAGGTTGCCTTATCCGAATTTGATAGCGACGATGCCACGCTGAATCTATACCGAGAAAGGGCGAAAGTTGAAACTCGTTTAGAACATGTAAATAAACTAATTGATAACATCAATCCTGTGACACACAGAATTCATTCTGGTTACAACCAGGTGGGCGCGAATTCTGGCAGATTCACAAGCAGCGGTGCCCCAAAGACAACCAAAAAAGCCGGGAAAACAGTCTTTTCAATAAATCTGCAACAAGTTCCACGTTCTAAAAACTTCAGAGAGTGCTTTATTGCGGCGCCGGGATACAAGCTTGTGATTTGCGACTGGGCACAAATAGAACTGAGGCTGGGTGCCGAGTTGATTAACATCCCGCAAATGAAACAAGCCTTTGTATCTGACATCGATTTGCATACGATGACCGCAAGCTTAATCTATAAAAAAGATATAAATCTCGTTACAAAAGAGGAGAGGCAAGACGGAAAAACACTGAACTTTGCGTTGCTTTATGGAATGGGTTTTCGGAAGTACAAAACTTACGCTGCACAAAGTGGTAGAAACCTGACCTTATCAGAAGCAAAAATTGCCCACGCGGCATTTCACTCTGCTTATCCTCGTTTACGTTCGTGGCATCAAGAACGAGCTGCTCTTGTACAAGATGGTTGGACTTACATTCGTACACCGTGTGGTCGTCGCCGATTACTCAGTTACGATGACGCAACCATGATGTGTGCTGCCAACACTTTGATTCAGGGTAGTGGCGCAGATATTTTAAAAATTGCTATTGCAAATTTAGATAAACATTTAGATGACACAGTGCGGTTAGTAGCTGCTGTGCATGATGAGATTGTTTTAGAAGTCGAAGAATCTAAAGCTGAGACCTATAAAAATATTCTTGAGACGACAATGATCCACGCTGCGCAAACAGTGCTAGATTCTGTTCCAGCGTCAGCAGACGCGAGTGTTGGATCCTCTTGGGCAGCAAAATGAACGATTTGATTGAACTTTCGGTAGAGACTAAGAAGGATATATCAACAATTAAACAAAATAATGGCTTTTGCGGAGTTATCCGAGCCGAAAAAACAATCTACATAACCACAGAAACATTCCCTAATGCTCTGCAGGCAGCAAACAGCGCCCGAGCTCTCCGTAAAAAATACAAAATAGCTGGAAACATTAAGAAAAAAGAAACTACCGAATCCCTTGTTAAACTTCAGACGACAAAACCCACAGTCCTTCTGACCGAATTTGAGATGGCCAACTCGCCAGATTTAAGAGTTAAAGAAGTCTGGGTCTTGCTTTCGCCTAACAAGAAATATATTAAGACGGCGTTAAGCAATTCAAAAGTGGTCACTTATACCACTGACAAAACACAAGCACAAGTATTTAACACTTACGAAGAAGCTGCTATTTTACAAAAAACTTTAGATGTGGTACTACAAAAAGGGCATATCCTTAAAAGATTTTTTCTTCGCTTACATTGAGCTAATATAAAGAAGGTTACGCTAGCAGCTTGTGGCAGAGTCAGATTTATTCTCAGATTTGCTGGGTTCCCAATCTTCGGGATTCATGCAGAAGTTTCGGTATGGCGGTTCGTTTAAGCCGCGTACTAAAACTGAAGGGGATACGACAACCACTACGTTTGAGCCGGATAACGATCCCCCTGCGTCATTTCAGCAACCTTCCGATTTAAAAGAAGGTGAAGTATACGCTAATAACTTCCCCAACTTAAAAGAGGATTTTTCGGGATTAGTACCAAAAAGCACTGCCACGCCGACAGAAACACCTCGTTTTGCTGGTACAGCATTTAACGTTGATTTAAGAGATTACGCTCCTAGTTTTAAAGTGACCCGAGCGGCCAAAGGCTCTCGTGGAGGTGCGATCGGAGGCGGGCGACCCATGGATACGCAAGAGGTCTCAGTTGCCCCTATACAGAAACCAGATCAGTTTACTTTTAGTCAAACGATTCAAGAACGCGAACAGCAACCCATAAATATCCCAAACTATTCATCTCAATTAGATGATCTTAAAAAACAAATTGAAGCTTTAAATGCAAAAAAGCCTGAGCCTGCTCCAACACCACCTCCCGCTCCAGAGCCTCCCCCCGCTCCGGCTCCAGCTCCAGCTCCCTCTCCCCAACCTGACAATAGCGCTAGAGACGCATGGAATGCTATAGTAGCTCAACAGGGTAAATGGAATCTGTGGCTGAGTTAATAAATAACAAAGATGAAAATTATACTTTAAGAATACATAAAAACTTACAAAACTGTAAAATTGCACTAACTGCAAACGACAGTAGCCACGCGCAGGCACAAGCAGAGGATATATGCAGATCATTGGATGCGACTTCCTTTAATTTATCTTATGGCCACTGCAAGTTCACTCCTCTTTCTGAGTTATATAAAGATCTGTCTTCAAACAATTTTAACCATAAAAAATGTTCTCCTTGGCTAGGGAAATTCTCTAATAATGTTCCATGTATATACATATTCAAACAGCGTTATTACGTACGTAGTTTAATTCTTAAATACTTAGATATTCCAAGAGAGGATGTTTTTGCTCGTCCCAGCTGCAACTGTAAGTCCTGTATAAATCCATATCATTTTGCATACGAGATTGGAAAAAACACAAAACTTGGTAGCGGAGATTGGAATCTCGTATTAGCATTCTTAGGCCAAGGCACTGGCGTTGACCAGATCGCCGGGGCTTTTAAAATCCACCGTTCAACCATTTACCGAAAACTCAAAAATGAACGTATTCTTGCTGGGGCTCAAAATCACAGCTGAGTCCCAAAGCGCCGATGAAGAAACGGTTAACGTTTTAGGGGAGATGCTTCCCTCTAACGATAAACGTGTAAACACCAAAGTTCAGCTCCTCCAACAAAAAAACCACTACATCGGCAAACTTTTAAAGGAACTAAAAACAGGACAAACAGCTTTAGCAATAGGACCCACGCGGGCAACACCAGATGGGGTCTTGCAAATGCAGCCAATGCTAATCGTTACCCCTGAAAACTTTAACGATTTACTTGCATTCAATTTGTTTGTAGCTACTGGTGGTTTAGGGCCTAAAGCCGAAGAAGTTGAACTCTCCGACACCACCGTTACCAACCGTTCTTTAGCTTGGACTTCCGAGGAAAAAGAAACAAATTGGTTCAAGCTCACTGCTTGGGGCGAAAACTCTAAACAGCTTTCCGATTTACCTCCAGGAACACCTACAATCGCTGTGGGCAAAGTCTCTACAAGCGAAAAGGACGAAAAGCATTATCTCAACTACACCGTTGATAAAATTCTTTATCTTCCTAAGACTTCTAAGTCAATGCCTAAAAAAGCTGTAGATCCCGACAAAGGTCAGATTTCTGCAGCAGCTATTGGTTCTATCGATTTCTCCCTCTGATTTTCCTCCCATGACTTTTATTGCTGGCAATTTTTCGGCTGACGAAATTCTCTGTAACATCCCGCCGCACGTTTTACGTGTTGATCTTCAGGCTCGCCGTTGGAAATCTGACGTAGACCCAGACTCTGCCATCATTGATGGCAATGAAAACGGGATACCTATCGAGTTTATCCTGTTGGGGTTCAAACCCTTTTATGGAAATTTAGGGATGCGAAACCAAGAAGAGTTTCTTCGAATTTCTTTTATCGGTGTATCGCCCAAGCATCGCTTATTACCACCGCGTTGTGTAACCACGGCGATGATTTCTGGTAAATCCAGCCAAAAAAACTTTATCTCGTATTTTCAAACTCTGTACAACAACCGCATCAACTGCGCAAGCGTTGTTACTTGTAGCAAATTTGTTACTCGTAGTTTTAATGAACGGGATCCTGTTACCGGTGCGGATGGTAACAAGATCAATTTCAACGCTTTAGAGTTTGCAGATCGTCCTGCTTCCGGCGAAACTGAAATAAAACTCATCGAAGATATTTCGGACTGGATTGAAGGTAAGGGCGGCACGTTTATCAGTGCGGCACTGGGAAGTCACATTCCAGGTTCGGATTTGGTGGAGCTCCCACTTGGCACTGACCACGCGGAAGTAAAAAAATTGTTCGCGGAATCTCGTGAACAACCTTCTGCTTCCCAGTTCCCAAAGGCTCTGCCGACTGCTACAGCTGCGGTAGAAGAAGTGGTGGTTGTTGAACCTCCTGCACCAACTAGGAAGAAGAAAGCCGTGGAGCTCAGCGAAGAACAAGCAAAAGCTTTGGGAATCGACTTTTAACTTAATCTCCATTATATTAGGCGGCCTATGCCGCCTTATTTTTTTATCTATCTGAATTACTATGTGTTTTTGTCCTAAATGTGAATTTTTAAAATCTCAGGTTTTGGAAAGCAAATTTGTTTACACGAGAAAAAGTATACGTAGGCGGAGGAAGTGTTTGCGTTGTGACTTTAGATTTACAACTGAGGAAATCGTTTCTTCGACGCTTCCTGTTGGGCCAAAACTTTTTACTAAAAGACCAAAACGAACAAAACTTTTTGGCAGTAAAAACCCGCACTCAGTTTTAATTGAAGATAACATAAGAGATTTGAGATTACGCTATGAGAAAGGAGAGACGATGAAAGAACTTTCTGTCGTTTTCGGAGTTAGTATTTCTCATATATCAAGGATTGTCCGTCGCGAATCGTGGACACATGTTTAGCAGGACTCTTTTTCCACTTGATCTGGGTCGATTAAATCAGTGATCGGGGGCAGCATCGTACCCGATCTTGCGCACCATGTTACGAGAGAGGTAAACATTTTATTTTTCAGTAAAAGCTGTTGGTGTACATTGTCAAAAATTTCTAATAACTCGTCATGATTTGTCTTTTTAGCATCCTGCATAATTCTAAAATGTAAGAATTTCTGTTCGGTGCTTAACCAGGGTACACTTGGCATCGATCCTCCTTGTTTTGTTTTAATTTACTAGAAATTTTCAAGATTCACCACACCTAAACCGCTATGCTTCCATCGCCTGACATCGAAATTTTGTCTAGTTTTTACACGTTGCCAACTGGCGTCACCCACGCCTTGGCCAAACACTCGTATTTAGAAGGCACGATTTTGGTGCCGCACGACGATGAAGAGCAACGACTGAGCAATCAATTGCGAGCTCACAACTACGCGGTAACTACTAATCGCGATGAAGAAAATGTAACTAACCCAATTTGGTGGGTGTCTCAACAACAAAAATATGATTGGATAATATCGTCGCTGCTTGGAAAGAAAGAATTGTCCAGCTACATCCTTGAGTATGGGATGCAGTCCGCAGTTAAAGGAATCGCAATTTTGGAAAGGTTATCTTTTTTAGAGCCAACAGCAAAACGCCGCGATTTTTTACTTCAACACAAATTATCAAATATCATAATTTTATCCCCACGCCCCAATTTTAGAGCTGTTGGATCAACAAAAGATTCAATCACCAGCGCCTGGTTCATTTTTCAAAAACCAGAATTCTGGCGCGATGGGACTTTTGTCTCTTATGCGGTAAACTGGGACAATATCCCTAAGTTACCAGAGGTTCCCAGTGAAATCTAACCCTCAGCACTTTAGAGATTTTCAAAAAACATTGATCGAATTAATCCAAAAGCAAAATGAAAAAATCGACAAACTTTGCGCCATTTTGGTTTCAGCCCAGCTTCTACAAGAATGCGTCTCACCAGACGGAGAAGGGCGAACTGCCGAAGACTGCGGACAGATTGTTGTTGAGAGTTTTTGTGCAAGCCTGTGCCTCAACGAAGAATTAAACAGCCATTACCGCAATTTTGATTATCAAAAATCAGAGTTTTTTCTTGACGATGATGAGGGCGATGAGGACGATGAGGACGATGAGGATGATGATGACGATGATGACGACACGCCTGATTCATTTCCATCCACGCCGCACCCTTTGTTGTCTTTGTGACTTTTTAAACTAGAATGTAACTACTTCGACACATTCTTGTGTCTCAAACTCGTCTAACGCTTAATGGTCTAAGACACTACAATTGCGCTGGTGTTGATAAACCTCTACCGTCCGTAACAAGTATTCTCTCGGCCACACAATCCGAAGAAACTCAACGTAAACTTTCCGCTTGGAATAATTTAAACCCAGGCGTAGCCGATAAAGCTGCTGAACGAGGCACTTGGATTCACAACGCAGTAGAAAATCACATTCGTGGCTTAGCGGTTTGTCCTCCCGCAGACTACGCACCCTACTGGGTTGATGTTCCTGAAAAAGTAGATGAACTACTAGAAGGTGGCAAAGTTCTATGGTCTGAGAAACCATATAACATGCCGAGTTGGTCTAAATACGTAGGTGATGATGGTATTGGGCGCATCCATCATTACGACAAAGAAACTGGTTTTGGTTGGGCTGGTTGTTGTGACATTATCTACAAAGATAAAAACGGCGAATACATCCTTGGCGACTTTAAAACTTCAGCAGGCCCTTACTCGAAACAATTCCCAAGATCCACGGCGCCATTAAGCGAGCAAACGCGCAAAGCTTTAGTCTCCGGCGTATTTAAACTTAAAAAAACACAACTACAACTTGCTGCTTATAAAATTGCTGCAGAACGCTGCCTCAATATATCAATTGATAAAACTCAAATAATTGTATCTACGGCTGTTCCCGATTTCTCTGTACAGGTGTTTACGTTTGGCCAATCCGAAATTGAAAAACACGAAGCCCAGTGGCACTTACTTGTTAAGGATTTCTACAGCAAATTGCAGCAAGCTTAACGCAACCTTCGGTGGCTGGCTTCGGTTTTACGTGCCAGAATGTCAGAACGGAGGGAGGTCATGAGGTTTTTTTGTTCACTGAACAGCGAAGTTAAGAAATATTTAGGCGCATCGGGCAAGATCCCTAGTGGGGGAAATTTTAAAGCATTCAACGAGAATTGGGTTCCTGGCGAAAGCTCAATTAAAGAGATCACAGCGGCTGTTTGCTCTGCATCGGGTTTGTGTGCGTGGCATTTGATTGATGGTCGTAGATCTAAAAACGATACAGGCGCAATTAAAGCAGGTCTTATTATTATCGATGTTGATAATCAAGATGATAAAAAAGATAGCGACGGTGAAAAAGTACAACGACAAGAACTAACGCCAACGGAATCGATAACTTTAGATTTATCAAAAAAGTATTTAAGTTTGGGTTATTTTTCTCCAAGCAGTACTGCAACTTGGCCACGGTTTCGATTAGTTTTTGGTTTAGAGAAACCAATTATTGATCCAGAGTTTTTTCAATGGTTCACTCGATTTATTGCTGAGCAAATTCCTGGTTCTGATCGAAGGGCCACGCAGATCGTGAATTTGTTCTACGGCGCCAACCCCGATGAAAAAAATTCCATATTTTACCTTTCAGAAAACTTTATTCCTGCAGCAAAAATTGATGAAGCATATCTAGCTTATTTAGCTGCGCCAAAACAAGTTAAAACCAATGAGGACGCCGAGGATTTTATAAAAATTCCTGTGGATGAAAATGGGGTTGATATTTCACGCTTGGTTTCCTCTACAGTTCAGGGGATTTTGAACGGCGAAGCCGTAGAGGATCGCTCCTTTGCCATGGCTATGGCTTTTAAGGAAGTTATCGGATGGTGCAACTGGTTAAACGAACAGAATATTGCGGTTCGGCAAGACCCCTTGACAATGTGCCGCCTGATATTCGAGAATATCTACGAATACAGCTCCGAACTGGATGGCAAATTTAATCGAATTTTAAGCAGCATAACCGATGCTGCCACCCTGCGCCCGGCAATAGCCCTCGCCTCTGAGGATGGCGAAACCGCTCTATGGAAAAAGTTAAAGTATCAAAACAAAGATCTGTACAAAGACAAGTGTCCAGATTCAATTAAAGAACAAATTCAAATCAAGAAACCAGCACCAAAAAACTCGGTGCTAAACATCAACGATTTAACAACATCAACATCAAACTCAAATTCAACTCCTTCAATGACTCAAACTACCCCGGCATCTCCTGCTCAATTAATCAATCTTCAACAAGAAAATCGACAGTTTTCTGAGAACGATATTGCTGAAGTAATAGTTAATAACTACGGTGATTCTTTTCTCTACGATTCAACACTTGATGAGTTTTTTACTTACGACTCTGATGAAGGTATTTGGTACATTCAAGATGAACAACATATCAAACGACGGATTGTAAAAACCTTAGATACTTTTGTGGCGGCGGGTGTGTTGCCTAGGTACAACGCGGCCACGGTGTCATCGGTGTTTCAATTACTGAAGGCCAAACTTCTGCGGTCATTAAATAACGGTAGAACCGCTATTTGGCAAAAAAGTTCTGGGTACGTACCCTTTGAAAACGGCGTCTTGGTAAGCGAAACTCAGAAATTTATAGATGGCAATCAGCAAGATTTGTACTTTCGTACCAAATTACACTACCCGTATGACGTTAAAGCGTCGTGTCCTCTATTCTTAGCTTGGCTTGATTCATCTGTAGGTGCCGACAAAGCCATTTTGATTCGAGCTTTTTGCAGAGCTCTACTAACGAGCTACACCACAGGTGAGCGGTTCCTTCACCTGGTTGGTCCGGGCGGCACAGGTAAGTCAACGATGCAGCAGATTTTAATTGCGTTGGCTGGTTTTGCTGGCACTCACACCAGTAGTTTGGAGATCATTGAAACAAATAAATTTGAGTGTCACAACCTGATTGGAAAAAAACTTTTGCTATTGACTGACGAGTCAAACTTCAATAAACGATTGGATGTTTTAAAAAAAATAACTTCGGCATCCGACACATTACGTGCAGAACGCAAATACGGAAAGGAAGTTATAAATTTCAAGCCAGAACTGCTGGTTTGCATAGCTTCTAATGAACACATTAGTTCCAGCGATATAAGTAGTGGTCTTGAGCGTCGCCGACTTACGATCCTTATGGATAAAGTTGTGCCTCCTTCTCAAAGACGCGATTTGTTAAACGTTTACGCAGATCATGTAGATGGAGATTTTGTACCAGAACTTTCGGGAATTGTTACTTGGGCGTTATCCATGCCATTTGATGAGATGCGCGATGTGTTGGCGAATCCTGTAAAACATGTGCCCACGCTGAATGCTACAAATCTAGAAGCTCTCATCTTCAACAACCCTTATGTTGCTTGGTTAGCAGAGTGTACATTATATGCGCCTAATCAATCTTCAATAATTGGCGGTGGCGCATTCAGACCTAGTACAGATGAATCAGAACGCGGACTTTTTGTTAAGAATGCCTATAGCGAGCTTTATGCTTCCTACGTAAACTTCTGTAAATCAAATGGTTATAAACATTCGGCTAAGCCTCGGTTCGTGGACCGACTTAAAGAAACGATTAAAAATGTACTTCGAGTACCGGGTGTTGAACCTCGGTTTATAAATGGAAAAGCAACCTTTGTTGGATTGCGATTGAAGCCCTATGATGTGACCACAGACCGTGCTTCGTCTGGCGAAGACCGGCTGCCATCGCCAGTAGAATTTGCCTCTAACCCAAGCCATGACTTCTGGAAAATCTCTTTTAACAAACATGACCCTATCCCTGCCTAAGGATCTTCTTGTTGTGCTGGCCGCACTTAGCGCGGGTAGCATCGGAATTTCATCCTATTTAAATCCAAATTTGGTTCCGACTTTTTTGGCTGGATCCGGTGGTCTGTTGGCCGGTTCCTCTTTAATGCTTTCGGCAACATCAAAAAGAGAGGATGAGCTCTTAGAGTCTGCCCGAGTTTCTAACTCCTTTAAATTTCTTTACGACATTAATCGTGGGCTAATTTCGCCAGATCAACTCGCCTATCACTCTGGGGTAGAACTTTCCCAAATAATTCTGTTTCTGGACGTTTTGGCTGACGAACAAAATGGGCAGCGCATTCCCACGGAACGTGGAGTTTTATATTCCTTCCCACACCCTGACAATGCTCTTTCAAAATTAACTGATAACGCTAAGAACTGGGCAGAGGCGCAGCAGCAACCACTGCTTTCGCAGCTTCAAGATCTGCAAACAAAATTTAATCAGTTGTTGGTTTACCAGCAGCAACTCACAGCAAAACAACAACCACCAAAATCTGAAACAAATTTTAACACCCCGGAAGGGATTGACCCTTGGAAAAGCTTGCTATGATTAATAAGCGTAAGCAACAGGGCATTTAACAGGTGGGCCTAAAACAAGCCCGCCTGGCCCCGATTTTTACAATTGAATCCAACCGCGAAGACTGCGATCATTTTCTGCTGCGATTTTAACAGCTTGTGCAATTACCGGGATACAATTTTCAAGAGAAGTTGCAATTTGCTTAGCTATATTTCTGTGCTCGGCTTGAGTTTCTATTGACGCTCGTAAACCAACATAATGTAGAAAACTACGAATACTTCCTGTCATATATATCTTTGTGGGAGCACACATTGGCAAAATATTCCTTGCGCATTCCTTTGCCACGTCGGCTGCAATCATATCTTTATACAATTTCTTAATTTCCCAGTATGTATCTGAAATTCGCTGTTTAAACTTAGCCGCAATTTCAATATCTAAATCGGCGGTCGAATTTTGCCGATTTTTTACATCTTGCCGTCTCAACTCAAAATCCCAACAAACTTCCTCTTCCTCCTCCAGCACATCCAAGGGGTCACAATACCGCTGACTGGTTTCTTGAAAATTGAAAGATTTATGGCGCATTATTTGCGCAGAAATTGCTCGTGATGTTATAATTTCAAACGATGCGCTGGCTTGTTCAAATACACTCCAATGTCCGTGTCTTATGCAATAATTTAGAAGTTTTGTAAATTCATCTTTATCGGGATTTTTCGCACTTACACGCGCATGGCGAGCAATTACACGTTGCGCGTCAGGTGTTATCCAATCCAGCTGAACATTATGCAAAATTTTCAGGTGCCGGAACTTGAATTACTTTAGCTCCCGGAACAATATTCGCTGTTATTGTTTCGATTAACCCTGGATTCTTCGCTGTTATTGACCCAGCCACGCGGGAAGCGGTCTTCGGCATTGTCCGTGGATCCATATTTATTTTTTGCCCGGCAGCTCGCATATCAATAACTGGGATTTGCAGCTTGGTAACGTAGGCGCTTCGTTACATCCGAAGGCGTTAAACCGGCAAGTTTGTATGGTTGCAAACTCAACCGTTGCCCCGCCATGCGTACTGGAAAATCGTTATCGGTCATTTTACTACCTTCTTTGCGCGAGCTAAATTCATGAGGCTATCAGCCATATTATAACTCTGAACCATTTTGGTATCGTTCATCTGCTGGGCATTAAGAAAATATTGTTTGTCGCCCAATAACCCTATTTGCAGAGCCTTGCGAGCACTAGGCGTGTTATCGGTTATAGATTGTATATATTCCTGTTGGCTCATATCATCCGCACTGTCTTTCAGTGGGATCTGTTTTTGGTTGTAGCCCGCCACACCGGTCAGCTCCGTGCTTTTCTTAATGTTGCCTTCACTGTACTCAACAGGACCAACAGGTTGCCTCATGTATATGCCACGGTCATGCGCTGCTTGAGCCGATACTCGAGATAGGCTATCGAGCTCCATAGCCCGACGTAACCCTATCTCGGCTGGCTGATTTTTACCTCGCAGACCCAAAGGAAGGAAATTTAAACCGCCGATCGGTTTCATTTCGGGTGTAACACGATCACCGTTTGGCTTTGGAATGATTGCCATAGTCGAGACTTTGACGGGATCGTCGTACACTTCTAAGTTTATCTTAGCTAACGATTATCTGCGCGATTCGTTGAGCGAGAAATAACTCTTAAATTATTATTTTCTCGATTATGGGGATTGTGATCTTTATGGTCCACATCCTTACCATCGCCTTTATGAACGCGGCCTTCTTTCTCTAATCGACGACGAGACTTATTTCGTGCGGATCTCCGTGCTATTTCCGCGTCACTGCTTTGGAACTTGCGATATTCGTCTTTATAATCGCGGGACATAAAGTAAGGAACTCGCTTGGTTTAAGCTTAGCCAAGTGCTGCCGCAGCAGCAAGAATTTCGATCGCGGCTCAGGCTGTTGTTGAGCTTATTCTAACGAATTGCAAACCCATCGGAATCCACGGGGTTGGAGGCCGAGCAGATTCTTTGGCTTGCCCAGCGCCTGCTGTTTCCTCAGCGAGCATTAGGGGCACCACAAGCGTCAGCTTGATGGTCTGTTGTTTTCCAGTGCCTCTACTTTTGCTGTTAACTCTTGGGTAGCTTGAACAAGCACAGGGATTAACGACTCACCGTTATAACGAAGCTTTTCTGGATCTGCGCTGTCAATAATAACGCTGTCAGGGCCTTCCAAAGCAAGAATATCTTGTGCTAAAAATCCATAACGCAACGGGCCGTTGGTCTCTTCAGATTCACGGTTTAATTTAAATTGGAACGCAGTTGGCTTTAATTGTTTTACAAAATCTAACCCATGGGGGATTGCGCTTAGATTAGTTTTATCACGGGCATCTGATACATAAGTCCAAGTGACTTGAACGTAAGCGTGAGTAACAGCAGTGCTACCTATTACAACGCGGTTATCTTCAGTAGTAACATTAAAAACAGGCGCTTCAACCTCGGCGGCAGTTAGGGAACCAATTGCGATATTCCCGCTACCCGACGTGCAATTTCTTAAAGCTAATGCTCCAACAGCTGTGTTGTTGCTAGCGGTGCCGCTGATTAATGCATTCAAACCAACAGCAGTGTTGTACCGTCCTGCAATATTAGCTCTAAGTACAGAGTCTCCAAAGCCTGTATTAAACGAGCCGGTAGTATTAGCTTTTAAAGCTTCGTCTCCAAAAGCATTATTGAGAGCCCCACTAATGTTGTTTTTTAAAGCATCAAAACCAAAAGCATTGTTATATGCGCCATCAAGATTACTTGATAAAGCATTCATACCAAAAGCATTGTTTTGGACACCAGTAGTATTAACTAATAAAGCAGTGCTACCTATTGCAATGCCATCGGTATTAGTTGTAGTGCCTTTGCTAAGGGTTATTCCTTGAGCAGTTACTGTTCCGGGAGTCGTGATAGTCATGGGTTTGGGTGGGGTTAGGCCGCTACCAGTTTGATCATGGACAGTAGCAGCGAGCGATCTCAACTATGCGTCTAGTCTAGCGAATTGCAAGCCCGTTGAAACCCACGGGATTCTCTTCAAAGGGAAGGTTAAAAAACATGCAAGCTTGCTTTTCGGAATCAAACCAATGCCAGCCGTCAACGGGGTACGTGTTTTGATCGTAGGTCTCGCGCCGTAGCTCGTAGTTAGCATTTAGCACAAAATTAGGGCCATGCAAAAGCTGGTCTCCTGCATCAAGTTTGTAAAAGCCGCTGGTGTTCATGGGTGTCATCCGGTAACGGTCCATCCTTTTGCGGTAGCAATGGCGGGGTTATCGCCAACAATACCGTAGTTACCGAAAACCGTAATGGTTTGTCCCACTGCTATTGGCAAATTTGTGTAAATTTCATCTAATGCTGCGGCTGATAATTTGCAAAGGGCTACTGCGAATGTAAAATTAAAATCTTTGGCTTGGATGCGAGCTAGTGAAAAGCAGTTCAGAAACATAGAAGCAAAGCTAGCGCTGCTAGTCACTAATGCTGGCACTGTGGTTAAAGATGTGCAGCCATTAAACATTTGTGCCATTTGCGTAACTGCTGCGGTATTAAATAGCGGCACTGTTGTTAAAGATGTGCAATTCAAAAACATTTGTGACATGCCCGTAACTGCTGCGGTATTAAATAATGGCACTGTTGTTAAAGCTGCGCAGCCACTAAACATTGTTTGCATATTTGTAACTGCTGCGGTATTAAATAATGGCACTGTTGTTAAAGCTGCGCAGCCACTAAACATTGTTTGCATATTTGTAACTGCTGCTGTGTTAAATAATGGCACTGTTATTAAAGAT